AACGGCCCCACGGAAATTGCACTGCCTTATGTGGTCACGATTGATGAAAGCACGAACAAGATACTAGCTATCCGTAGGAACTGGTATGAAGAGGATCCGTTAAAGCTCAAGCGGATGCACTTTGTACATTACCCGTACATTCCGGGCTTTGGGTTCTATGGATTTGGATTGATCCACTTGGTAGGTGCATTTGCCAAGTCAGGGACGTCTTTGATCCGTCAGTTGGTGGATGCCGGTACGTTATCGAACCTGCCGGGTGGATTGAAGTCCCGCGGCCTGCGAGTCAAGGGTGATGACACACCGATTGCGCCGGGTGAGTTCAGGGATGTGGATGTGCCATCAGGTTCTATTAGGGACAACATCCTTCCGCTTCCATACAAAGAGCCGAGCCAGGTTCTTTTTGAATTACTTAAAACAATTGTTGCAGAAGGCCGCCGGTTTGCAGCAACGGCTGATATGCAGATTTCGGACTTGTCCGCGAATACACCGGTTGGTACGACGCTTGCCGTATTGGAGAGAACCCTCAAGGTTATGTCTGCGGTGCAGGCAAGGCTTCACTACTCCATGCGTCAGGAGTTCAAGCTTCTTGCTTCTATTATTAGAGACTATGCACCTACGGAATATAGCTACGACGTAGATGCGCCCGGTGGAAGGCTGGTCAAACAAGCTGACTATGACTTGGTTGATGTCATACCAGTCTCTGATCCTAATGCAACAACCCTTGCACAGCGGGTTACTCAGTATCAAGCAGTACTACAGTTGGCAGCACAGGCTCCTCAGATCTATGACATGCCTGAGTTACATAAGCGCATGTTAGAAGTCTTGGGTATCAAGAACATTGATAAGCTGATCCCAGCAGCCAAGGCAGAGCAACCTCGTGATCCGGTATCGGAGAACATGGCCATACTGACGATGCAGCCAGTGAAAGCCTTTATCTACCAAGATCATGAGGCTCACTTGGCGGTTCATACGGCGGCTATCCAAGATCCCATGCTGAGACAGCAGGTGCAGCAGAATCCCCAAGGTGGCGTAATGATGGCCGCGGCCATGGCCCACATCAATGAGCATATGGCGTTCTTGTACCGCAAGCAGATTGAGCAGCAGCTTGGTGTGCCGTTGCCACCTCCAGATCAGCCGTTGCCTGAAGACTTTGAGGTTGAAATCTCAAGGCTGGCAGCGCGTGGTGCTCAGCAGTTACTACAGCAGCACATGGCTGAGGCCCAGCAACAGCAGGCTCAACAGCAAGCACAAGATCCTTTGATCCAGATGCAACAGGCAGAGTTGGCGCTTAAGCAGCAGAAGGAGCAGCGTGAGGCCGCCAAGGATCAGGCTGACATTATGTTGAAAGCACAGGCTCAGCAGGACAAAGTGATGCTTGAGCAGCAACGCATTCAAAGCTTGAACCAGATAGCTGAGCAGAATATAGCGGCCAAGATGATTGATAAGGCGGCAGACATTCAGCGTGATCAGTCACTAGCAAGGATGGGTAAATGAATTACGCCGAAGCGGTAGAGCTAGAGATTGATAAGCAGATTAGGTATTTAGAAGGACAACTCTCGCAAGGGAGCATGAAGAGTTTTGAGGAGTACAAATTCGTCTGCGGCCAGATTCAAGGTCTTTTGGTCGCAAGGCGCATCAACGAAGACCTTGCCAATCGAATGAAGGAATACGATGAGTGATATTACTGAGGATTCTCAGCAGGAAGCAACGCAACTCCCAGAGCCCACGGGTTATCGGATGTTATGCGCCTTACCAGAGGTAGAGGATAAGTTTGCCAATGGTTTATTCAAGCCTGATTCGCTTGCAAAAATTGAAGAGTTCAGCACGGTTGTTTTGTTTGTACTGAAGATGGGGCCGGATTGCTATAAGGATGCGGCAAAGTTCCCAACTGGACCATGGTGCAAAGAAGGCGATTTTGTTTTGGTGCGTGCTTATTCAGGAACCCGGTTCAAGATTCACGGACGGGAGTTTCGTTTGATCAACGACGACACCATAGAGGGTGTGGTCCAAGATCCTCGTGGCTATAGCCGCGCATAAAGGGGAAGTCATGAGTGAAGAGAAGATTGAATTTGAAGTCGAGGGTGAGGCAGAGATCGAGATTGTTGACGATCGCCCCGAGGCGGATAGGAATGCGACGCCATTAAAGGGTGATCCATCTGAGATACCTGATGATGAAATCAAACAGTATTCAGATAATGTAAAGAAACGCATTCAGCATTTGAAGCATGGGTATCACGATGAGCGCAGGGCCAAGGAAGAGGCGCAGCGTGAGCGTGAGGCAGCTATTGCCTATGCAAAACAGATTGCTGAAGAGAATGCAAAGCTGAAAGAGAAACTAACTACGGGTGAAAGCACGTTAATAAAGACGATGCAATTTGCCACAGATAAAGAAGTAGCTGAGGCAGAGCGTAGTTATAAAGAAGCACTGGATAGCCAAGAATCTGACAGGATATTGGCGGCCCAGAAAGCATTAAATGTGGCGATGTTGAAGGCTGATCGGGTTAAAAACTTCAAACCTGCTGCGCCTGAACCGGCACCTGAGTTGCCACAGCAACAAAACCCTGCTTATAATGTTCAGCAGAATACTTATCAGGACCGCAAAGCAGAAACCTGGAAGGCCAATAATAAGTGGTTTGGTCAATCAGGCGAGCCTGGGGTAGATGATGAGATGACGTTTTTTGCCATGGGCCTGCATAAAAAGCTTACTCGGGAAAATGGTGAACATTACGCATTGACGGATGAGTATTACGAGAAGATTAATTCTCGCGTAAGGGAGAAATTCCCTGAGTACTTTGGTGATCGGGAGCCGCCAGAGGAAAAAGCAAAGCCTCCTGCCTCGGTGGTTGCCCCGGCAACGCGCAGCTCGCCACCTAAAAAACTGAAGCTGACAACCTCAGAAGCCAATACGGCCAAGAGGCTTGGAGTTCCGCTTGAAAAATACGCCATGGAATTGGCAAAACTACGCATGGAAGGAAAGTTATGAGCCGCGAATCCAGAGAAGCACAGACCCGTGAAACCACGGAACGTCCGAAGCAATGGAAGCCGCCCAGCTCATTGCCCGATCCTCTCCCGCGGGAAGGTTGGAGACATCGTTGGGTACGCACCGCAGTACTGGGGCAGTCCGACGCAAGGAATGTAGCCAGCCGTCATCAGGATGGATTTGAACCATGCAAGTGGGAAGACTATCCCGAGGTAACCCGAGCCCTGCTCGCAACCGGACCTCAAACCGGCAATATTGAGATTGGTGGATTAATGTTGTGCCGCGCTCCCGTTGAGATGGTTGATCAGCGTAATACCCATTACCTGAAGCAAGCCAACGATTGGATGAAGAGTGTGGACAGCAACTTTATGCGCGAAAACGACCCACGGATGCCACTGTTTAATGACAGACGCACCGAGGTCCAATTCGGTAAAAGATAACCTCATTTGGAGTAACTCAAATGGCTTACCCGACGATTTCAGGCCCATATGGCCTGCGTCCGATCAACTTGATCGGCGGTCAGGTGTTTGCCGGAGCCACTCGTCAGCGTCGGATCGTAAACTCCAGCGCATCGAGCATTGGTTTTGGTGACCCTGTGAAGTTTGACAACAATGGTTGCATTGTTGTTTGTACCGAGACGACGGCCGCCCCTGTCACTGGCTTTGCTGGTGTGTTCATGGGATGTACGTTTGTTTCTGCTGTAACTGGTCAACCCACGTTTTCGCAAGCATGGATTTCTGGTACCGCAGTAGCAAGCAACACTTATATCGTTGCTTATGTCTGCGAAGATCCAGATCAGCTGTTCCAAGTTTGTGGCGTTAGTGGAACCACGGTAGTTTCGACCACGTCTGGTTTCCAATACACAGATATCGGTCTGAACGTGGCTATGGTTGCAAACACCTTGAATACCACGACCAAGGACAGCCGTTACGCAGTAGATATTGCAACCGGTGCAACGACCCAGACTTTGCCGTTGCGAATCATTGATGTGGTGCCTGATACGGCATTCACGTATAGCAGTACGATTTACTACCCAGAAATCATCGTTAAGTTCAATGCAGCTTATGTAGTGCAGGCGACGGGCGTGGTTACGGGCGGTCATGCGTACAACAACCCAGTCGGACTGTAAGGGGAAACTTAAATGGCTATTTCACGCGCACAACTACTGAAAGAGCTGCTCCCCGGCCTGAACGCACTGTTCGGTCTTGAGTACGCTCGTTATGGCGAAGAACACAAAGAGATCTATGAAACCGAGACCTCTGAGCGTTCATTTGAAGAGGAAACCAAGCTGTCTGGATTCTCGGCCGCACCGGTCAAGAACGAAGGCGCTGCGATTCGTTATGACAACGCGCAGGAAGCTTGGACAGCTCGCTACACCCATGAGACGATCGCTATGGGTTTCTCGATTACCGAAGAGGCAATCGAAGACAACCTGTACGACTCGCTCAGCTCACGTTATACCAAGGCACTTGCTCGCGCCATGGCATACACCAAGCAGGTGAAAGCAGCAGCCGTATTGAACAACGGATGGGCATCAAGCGTTACTTACGGTGACGGCCAGCCTCTGTTCTCTACATCACATCCTCTTGTATCGGGTGGCACTAACAGCAACACGCCCGCGACCCAGGCAGACTTGAATGAGACTTCGTTGGAAAACGCAGTCATTCAAATCGCAGCTTGGACCGACGAACGTGATCTGTTGATCGCAGCTCGCCCACGCAAGCTCATCGTTCCTCCTAACCTCCAGTTCGTGGCAACGCGTCTGTTGGAAACCGAACTCCGTGTCGGCACCAACAACAACGACATCAACGCCATCAAGAACAACGGTTCGATCCCAGAAGGCTATACGATCAACCACTTCTTGACCGACACGAACGGCTGGTTCCTCACCACCGATGTACCCAACGGATTGAAGCACTTTGTGCGGACACCGATGAGTACTGGAATGGACGGTGACTTTGACACGGGGAACGTCAGATATAAAGCGAGAGAGCGCTACTCGTTTGGAGTCTCGGATCCGCTCGGTATCTTCGGCTCGCAAGGCGCCTAATACCAATAAAATCAAGCACTTAGCTTGGTTTGGAAGCCACCTTCGGGTGGCTTTTTCTTTGTTTGTTGACATTGTTAGTTCCTTTCGGTACATTACGGTTATGGCTTTGTAACGGAGGAAACATGGAGCAAGTCATTTATAAAATCATCAACGTGGTCAACAACAAGTTTTATGTAGGTAGCACGACAAACAAGAAGGTTCGCTTCAGGCAACACCGTAAGTTGCTTCGAGGTAACAGGCACCATTGCAAGCACCTGCAAGCATCGTGGAACAAATACGGCGAAGATAAATTTGAGTTTGTAGTTGTTGAAGAGGTTGCTCAAGACATAGAGCTTTGGAGAGTCGAAGATAATTGGTTGCAACAACATGTAGGTAAAGAGCATTGCTATAACAGTGGATACGCGGCAGTTGCGCCTTGGCGCGGGGTAATTGGACCAGAGCATCCTAAATTTGGCGTTCCTGTCACGCCTATGCAAAAGGAACAAATATCTAAAACCCTACGAGAGTTTTACGCTGCTGATTACTTTAACCACCCGCGTGTCGGGAAAAAACACACCGAAGAAACCAAGTTAAAGATTAAACAAAACAGGGTTCCCACCGCCGGGGAAAACCACTACCGATACGGTAAAACGCTATCAGACGAGACAAAAGCAAAGATTGGTGCGGCGCAGCGGGGCAAGCCAAAAGTAGAAGGTCGCAAGGTTTCAGAAGAAGGGCTCTTAAAGATTCGTGAAAATATTGAATCAGGGCGTAGCCATAAGCACTGGCTAGGACGTAAACATACCGAAGAGGCAAAAGAAAAGATGAGCAAAACTGTATTTGTTATGCCTGATGGCATTTTATTCCCAAGCCTCACTGCGGTGCTGAGCCACTACGGAATGAAAATGCCAACCCTTCGTAGGGCTTTGGTATCCGGCAAACATTTAACAAAAGGGCGTTTAGCTGGGTATAGTTTTAGATATGGCGGCATTGATTCAAAGCCCACTGAAAACGATCTTGCATTAATCCGCGCAAAGCTGATTGACTCCAACCCTAATAACTGATACAACCACCCTACTAGGATTTAACTCATACCGACTGGCCTAGCAGACTTAGTAGAGACGGTATGGGGATGCGCTACTACGCGGAGTTAACATGGCTATTTCTACCTTTGACGGCCCAGTCCGTTCGCTTGGCGGTATCTATCAGCAGGGTCCATCGACCATTGTTGAGATCACTTCCAGTACTACACTGAATCCCGTGGCCCATGCCGGTCGGATTATTTCCGTGGGCGGCACACTTGCTGCTAACGTGGTTCTGACGCTTCCTGCAATCAATACCTCAGCTAACGTATCCTCGTCTGGCCCTGGCAATGATCCCAATACGGCCAACAACGAAGGCGTTGTTTATACGATCTGGGTTCCAACCACGATTGCTACATCTTCACTGAAGATTGGTACGGATGGCACTGACAAGTTTGTCGGTACGATCCTTGGTGTTGATACTGACTCTTCCAATGCGCTTGTGGCTTATACAGCCGGTGCAAGCGATGACTTCATTAACTTTAATGGCACAACGACCGGTGGCGTTGCTGGATCATGGGTCCAGATCGTTGCGATCGCAGCCAACAAGTACATGGTCAACGGTATTGCCCTTGGCTCAGGAACTGTCGCTACACCATTCGCAACGTCCTAATAGGAGTGTCACATGGACACAGACGTCCTAGGCAAGTCTCTTGCTGCGTCTGGTGATGTCTCGGCTACACCAACTCGTGTCCGCGGGTTGGTTGTTGAACCGGGTACATCTACTGGCAGTGTTGAGATTAAAGACGGCGGATCGAGCGGCACAAGCAAGTTCATCATTAACACAGTTGCTAATGGTGAAACCTTTGCTGTACTCATTCCTGCCAATGGCGTTTGGTGTAAGACACGGGCTTACGCCACACTGACTAACGCCAAAGTCACGGTGTTTT